GGTGCCGGAAGAGATGTTAAAGTTGTAATGGTAAACAATCCAGTATACACTTCTCTTAATAATGTTGGATATTGGAGGTTTAATGGAACTAATCAATATGGTTATATCACTAATTTAAATTATGGTCCAGGAAGTGATGATGGTGAGTTCTCTAAATTAACTTGTCATGTTTGGTTTAGAACTGATGCTAATAGTGGATCCACCTCCATCTCAGCAAACTGGTCATTTATTGACTTTGACAGATCTGAGGTGTTTAATTTTTATCCCATGGAAAATGGTAGATTAGGTTTCTCTGGATATGCAGGAAATGCCAGTCCTACATATCTTGATAGAACATCTACTAATGCAAATATTGCAAACAATCAATGGCGTTTAGGTACTGTTGTTTGGGATAATGCATTATCTACAGGCACTCTTAAATTTTATATTGATGGTGTATTAGATTCTTCTTTCGATCATGCTGGAGCAAATCCTTTAGGTAGACCTAGAAGTAGGAGATGGGGATTTATTGCAGAAGGGTCTGAAGCAGCAAGTGAAAATGGAAGTAGAAACAGTACTTACTATAAAGGTGACATTGGAAGAATTGTATTATTGAAGGCAGCACAAAGTGCTGATGATGTAAAAGAGGAGTGGATCAAGAACAAAATTCGTTTCGGATTATAAATACTTTTAAACGCTATAAGAAATGGCAAATTCTGATAAGGACATCCTAATAACCCCCAATAAAAACCAAACAGGACTGCCTAGCATCAGTTTTGTTGGTCAAGGTAATGTGCCCTTGGCATTGAATGTTCAGGATAGTAATAATATTTCATTTGATGGTACTGCTGGGCAGTTGTTCACTATTACAAACAACTTAACTTCAGGAAACATTTTCTCAGTTAATGATGTTTCGGGTGTACCTAGTATATCAGTTAATGCAACTGGTAGAATTGACATTGCTAGGTATAACGGTAGTTTAAATATTGGTGCCAATAATAATACAACAGATAAACAATTATCTGTTACTGGTTCGATGGTACTTACTACCAGAACAACCACAGCAGCAGGAATGCATTTCTTTTCTGATGGAACAAATACTGGAACAGGACATCAGTTTGGTTTTGATGGACCAAATTTAAGTGGCAATAGTGAGTATTTTTACTTTAGAAATAGTAGTAATACAAACCTAATGAATATTACCACCGCTGGTGCGGTTGGTATTAACAACACTTCTCCACAAAAATTATTCCACATTGTAGGTGGGCATGGTAACACTTCCATGCAGATGACTCTTCCATCAGGAAGCAATGGTGGTGGAACAGGTGAAATCAATCTTTCACTTTGGGTATCTGAACCAGGAAGAACCTGGGATGGCACAGGTATTGGCGCTAACGTAATTAACTATTACACCCAGTCATATCCAACATCTACAGCAGATAGTTCTAACAGTTATTTCCCACGACTCAATACTTCGGTTGGTCAAGCATATATCAGAATGCTTACTAATGGAGGAAGAATTGAATTCTCCACGATGGACAATAATGGTACATCGTATAGAGAACAAATCCATATGCAGAAGGGTTCACTTGGTATTAATACCACTAGTGGACTTGGTACTTATAAATTAGTTGTTAATGGTGGTGATATTAACCTTATTGGTGGAGCAAAATATAGAATTGATGGTGAAGAATTCACTGCTTTACCTGAAGAAAATGATTCAACCAGAGGTTCATATCTTGTTTCGGATGGGACGAATGGAGCATTCTGGGCATATCCCGGAAACACTGCAGGAAGTACCGGAGTAGATGCTTGGAGATATAGAAGTATTATTACTCATGGTTATATTGCAGGTGGATATAAAGGATCACAACCATGGAGATCTGTCAATAAAACCTGGCATGCAAATGACACTACATTCTATTGTGGAGAGCAACTCGATAGAGCAGCAGCATATTGTGACGGTACTTGGTCCGACTATAATGCATATGTTCACGGTGTAACTAACTCTTATGCTGGTAACTCATCTGCAACATCTAGTTACAATCTTCACACTGGAATGCTTAGAGCACAAGGTGACAGTAGATTTTCTCAATATAACTATGGTTATGAAGGTGATAATAACAACACTGGTATTGGATATAACGTAACTGGTGGTTGGGCAATGAGTGCTGGTAGAAATGATGCTGGATGTGCTACTAACCAAAAAGGTCAGGCAGGTTACATCACTGGTGGCGGCAACTCATCAACTAACAAGTTGCACTTCCCAACAGAAATTATGTACACCACTACAAGTTCTGGTGTTTCTAATGATTATGTTGCTGGTGTTGGTATGGAAAATAGAGCATACTTCTCCTGGAGTAATGGATCTCAAAAGTATATGAACTATAGCAATGATTCATATGCTAACCAAAATTTTGCTGGTGGCAATAGAGGATGGTCTAAAGCACTTCCCTCAAAGTATGGTCATTTTTATATCTCAACTTCAAATAACAATCAAACACCAATGAGAAAAGTTAGAGGCAGTGATGGTGCTGCTCTCAGAAACTTCAACAGATCCCGTAGATGTGGTGAGGAGAATTGGGAAATGGGACAAGATTGGGGTTATAAAATGGGTGACTACAATGGTCAGCAGAATAATCACGTTGAAAAATGGACTTATTCAAATGACGCCATTTCAACTTTAGGATCTTCTGCAAGACCTAAAGGACATTATGGTCAATCATCCGCAGCATGTTCTTCTGCTGCAGCATCTGTAACAGCAACTAGAGCACAGTAATCTAATGAAGTATCTTATTTTAAAATCCTCTCTATTCAATCCAGAACAACTTATTGAAAATGATCTGGATGATCGTTTAAACTTTAAAGAGTTGTATGAATTACAAAATCTCTCATGTGTAGAAATTTCAAACACAATGTTTGGAGTTTACAATAAACTATGGGATGGCAAATACAAAGAAATTGATAAAGAAGAGGCAACATGGGGTTCTCTCCTATTCTCAGAATTGAGAGATGTTGCTAAAGTATGGGAAGCAGATCCAGCATCAGGATATGAAGATAAGGCACCAGTTCAAGTAACGCCAGAAATTAAAACACATGTTGTAAATTTCATGCGTACATTTGCTTTAGAACTTATTGATGATGAATATGAAAAGAGATTTCTTTCTATGAGAAGTGCTACATCTCTTGAGGTTGAATCCTGGGCAATTCAAAGACATGAAGCAAAAGAATGGTTAACCTATGGTGCTGTCTCTGGTCATGAAACTCCATTTCTTGATTACTTAGCAACAAATGAAGGTAAGGATAAGACAGAATTATCCAACAAAATTCTTGAGAAAGCAGAAAATTTTCAAGATCAACTATCACAAATGCTAGTTAATGCTCATAAATTGAAAAGAAAATTTAAAAATGCGACTACTATTTGGGACCTAAATATATTATATGAGGACTATCTAGGTGTTCTCATGCCCAGCACTCAAGCAGTAGAATTGGAAAGAACTGTTTCTGAAGATGACTGGACTCGAAAACCACAGTATGAGGTAAATGTTAATGAGTACGACTTCTGAATATCTTTATGATGAAAATAACATTGTAAACTCTGACGTTAAAGGTATTAAACTTAGTCAGGAGTTTATTGATGAATTTAATGTTTCTAATTTAGATTGGAAACTTCTTGAGAGTTCATTACACATGAACTCAAATATGACTGACTATCAATGTAGGCATTTTGTTACAGACACCCAGTTAACACCATGGAGATCTGTAAGGCAGGCATTGTTAGAACTTGAGACCAGATACCATTCGTATGTCGAGATCAAACATAGTTTGAGAAAGTCAGAAATTCAAAAAAAGATGGTAGAAAGAGATTATGAAAAAGAAGAGGATGAGTTATCAAAAGAGTTAATTGCTTGTGAAGCAAGTAAACTTGATTATGACATTACTATTTGGAAAAGAAAGTATCAACAATCTCAACAAGAGATGGATACATTTTTAAAAATTATTAAAGATTATATCAAAGACGAAAAAGATATCTCATTCTTTACTGAATCTAATGAGGATGAAGAAAGAGCATATTGGATTGCCCGTATGGGTAAACAAGCAGCAATGGATATCATTGCCTATGGTAGAATTGGATCTGGAAATATGGATTCAATTTCATTAATGCCAGATGAAGATCAAGTAAAAGCATTACAGATTGCAGTAAGATATTCTAATATGGTGAATACCGGTCTTGATAATGTAACCCGTCAACTCCAACCAGAGTTTCAAAAATTCTTAAATAATAATGGAGTAGTTGCTCACAAAATTCTTCCAGAGGAGTATAAACCAAATGCGTCATAGAATCTGCGCCCAAATCATTCACTATGATATTGCTACTAAGAATGGCATTAGTGAAGATGATGTAAATTTAGAAAAATTATTAGAACTCTGCGATAAGCATAAAGCAATTATCGAAGAGCAAAATGAGCAAGCATTTATGAACGTTGTTATTACTGACTATGAAGAAACTATTCTCTCTGCCGATAAATCCTAAACTAAATGAAAATACAGTCAATGACGAATTTATTCCTTGGTTAGAACAACATAAAGAATATATTTTTGATTTGTATTTTACGTGTCGTATGCCTCCGTTTTTACAGGATGCTATGGGAGACACGTTTCAAAATGATATAAGAGAAACAACTATAAATGCATTATACATTGCAGACAAAGTAGGAATTCCTCTGTCTGCAACATTTAATAATCTTTATGTTCTTCCTACTCAAAAGAATTTAGATATTTGGATTGAAAATTTTTATCCTCTGTATGATCGTGGTATACGTATTGTAACTTTACCACATACTACTTGGATGTTAACTGGTCAAATTCAGAGAGCATTTCCAGAACTGTATGTTAAGAACACAATCTTAAGAGAAGTTACTAAAGCAAATGAGGTTGTAGAATTAGCAAAAGCAGGATTTAACTATGTAAATCTTGATAGAGATTTGATGAGAGATCATGATCAATTAAAAAGATTAAAAGAAGCAAAAGAATACTGTGCGTCTATTGGCAAACCAGTAAAATTTTCTATGCTATCAAATGAAGGATGTTGGGGTGGTTGTCCAATCATGCCAGAACATTATCAATATAATAGCAATAGAACTCCAAATGATCCTCAATATTTTAATGATTCTATAAGTAGAGTATCTTGTTCTAAGTGGGACATTGAAAGACCTTCCGCAGCATTAAAAGCAGCAAACCTTCCACCGTGGAAGGAAGATTGGGCAGAGATGCTTGAGTTAGGAATAGATGTTTTTAAGATGCATGGCAGAGAAAATGCTGTACGTCTTAGAGAATCTATGGATATTATTGAACGTTGGGCAAATGATGAAACTCTTTTGTTTCCAGAGTTTAATGATTACATAGAAGATACTTCAATGGCAGAAAGACCAATTGATATCTGGAGAGATAAAATTAAAACTTGTAAGTTTGATTGTTGGGATTGTCACTATTGTGAGGATGTTACAAATGCAAGAATTCGTAAAGAAGAAAGAAAATTAGATCCTCTTGTCAGTAGAGTTTTAGATTCAGTTGATAAAGCAGGAAAATTTGAAAGTGGATTTGATGCTCAACATTATTACATTGGAGGATTAAGTTCAAATAGAGTAAGGCATTTTTTAAATAATTTACTTTCAACTGCACCATCAATTTACTTAGAACTTGGATGTTATATTGGTAGTACATTTTATGCTGCTACTCAAAATAACTCAGTTGTTTCATACGCAGTAGATAATTATTCTCAGGTTGATATTAAACCTATTAGAGAAGATCATAATTTACCAAATCCTAAAGATCCCAAATTAGAATTTTTATCAAATTTTTATAATCCTAAATGGAGATACATTGATAAAGACATTAAAGATCTTAATGGTGATGAGATTAATTTAAAACCAAATGTAATCTTTTATGATGCAAGTCATGAATACTATGATCAATTAGAAAATTTAAATGCAATTCTTCCATTACTTGCTGACAAATTTATTTTAGTTTTAGATGATGCTAATTTTGAAGGTGTTGTAAAATCTGCTGATGATTTTGTAACTAACAATAAATTAAAAAACATTTTCTCAAAATTAATTCTCACCTCTACTGTAGAAGATGAGAAAGATTGGTGGAATGGAATTTACATACTAGTATTAGAAAAATGACAACATTTATAGAAGAATATCAATTAGAAGATACGACACTGTGTGATTCCCTTTTGGATATGTTTTGGAATGCAGATCAAAAAGGTCTTACATATAGAGGTAAATCTGGTCCTGGTAAAGTTCAAGAGAATGTAAAAAAGAGTACAGATTTTTGGATAAAAGATGCTGAGATGTTAGGTCCTCCTGAAATGTTTAGGTGGAATGAATATCAAAAAGAATTAAATGAATTCATTAGTCAATATTTAACTAAGTATTTGTTCTATGAATATGGTGGTACATTTAATGCTAAACAGTTACCACAAATACAATGGTATAAACCTGAGGAAGGTTATTATGAATGGCATATAGATGGAGCACAAAGAGATACTTGTGATCGTGCTATGGTGTATATGACATATCTTAATGATATTGATGATGGTGGTGGTACTATGTTCTATCATCAAGATATGACAGTTAAACCTAAAAAAGGTAAGACAGTTATATTTCCAGCAGCATATACACATTTACATAAAGGAGAAATTTCTAACACTCAAGATAAATTTATCCTTACAGGTTGGTTATGGTGGAATTAATTGATCCTAAAATATTTGCAAGTAATATAAAAAATGTTACAGAAAAAAGAATCGGCAATACAAATACAAAAATTATTATTGTTGATGACTTTTTTAGATACCCTGATAAAGTTAGGGACTATGCACTTTCTGCAAAATATTCAAAAGAATCAGATTTACATGATAACCCAGGATACATCAGTAGATTTATAATTAATCCTGGGCAATTTATACATCATGCAGGGTATTTAAAAGAGACCTATTTTCATGACTATAGAGTATATACTATTGATTTAAATCCAACTGTTTCATTTCAGTGTTATGATAAAATAGGTCCTCTACCACCTCATGTAGATGATGTAAATTATGCTGGATTAGTTCCATTAAATACTGATGAAGAATTATCTAATGCATCTGGAACTGCATTTTTTAGACATAAAAAAACTGGACAAGAGTTTACCTGCACTGATTCTTATAGAGCAGAAGAAACTTTAAACGATTGGGATATGTCGCAATGGGATAGGTATCACATTCAATATCATAAGTACAATCAATTAATATTTTATGAATCATGCGTTTTTCATTCAGCGTATTGGAACCAAACCAGTTGGACGGTTGGTACACCACGCTTGACATTTAACACTTTCACATGGTAGTATAAATAATACGTCTGATATTTTATTAAGGAGACCTATGACTACAGCAGAAATGATTGAAGATTTTAGAGGACAACTCGAAGCAGTTGTTACTAAACTCAAAGAACTTGATGCAGAAATCAATATTAAAAAAGAAGAATATTTTAAACTTCTAGGTGCAGTACAAGCACTAGAACTTGCAGACAAGGGTGTGCCTGATGGTGCTGGAGAAGAAACCCCTGCAGCAGCAGAGTAATGCTAGAAACAGCAATCACTGCGATTGCTAAGAATGAACTCTACATGGGTTACATTTTCGGTATTATGATTTTGGGTGGATTTATCCGAGAGCATAGTGCTTTAGAGGATGTATATTCGTTAGCAAAAAAGTATATCAAGGACAATCGCATCCTTGTTATTATCACCTCACTGTTAGGTGGTATCTTACCTATCCCTGGAAGAGTTGCTTTATCCGCACCACTTCTAGATGCTATCGCACCACCTGATAAAGAAAGGCGTTCTGCCTTTGGTGTAATTGATTACCTATCAGTCCACCATTACTATTGGTGGTCTCCACTGGAAAAAACAGTTGTTCTGCCTATGGCAGTAATGGGTGTATCTTATGGAACATTCCTAGGATACACTATTATCCCTCTTGCTATTACCTTGACATATACTTGGTGGTATATTTTCACTAAGGTTCCTGCAAGATCTGTTGTTCCTAACCTAGAATATGTACGTGACTTTAACTGGCGTCGTGCTCTTACTGGTTGGGCACCACTGATTGCTACTGTTATTCTTTTATTGAATACAGGTAAAGCAGGAGCACCATTCTTCTTCCCTTGGTTCCTTGCTATGTCAATCTATTACTCGATTGTATACAAGGATTGGAAGTGGGGTAGGTGGTTGGATGGTAAGTTTGCTATCATTGCAACTGTTGTCCTTGCTCTTGGTGGTGTAGTTGGACTGATCAAAGGACCAGTCATGGACTATCTTAAGGCAGCAACACCTGAGATGCTTATCCCTGCTTCTCTGGTCGCTATGGTTGCTGCTTACATCATGGGATCATCTGGTAAGTATGCTGGTATGACTTCTGTGCTTGTGTCGATCTTTGGTCCTCAATATCTTGTGTGGTTCCTTTGCACTGAGTATGCTGGTTACCTGATTTCACCTGCTCACAAGTGTCTCATGATTGGACAGCAGTATTTTGGTACACCGATTAAAAAGTACTATGCGGTTCTTTCTAAATTGTGTGCTATACTAATTGCATACGCAGCAATCACCACGTTCATTTTATAAATATAGTCCTCTGCTAAATAAGGTAGAGGACTTTTTTTATGCGTATACATGGCGCAACCAACAAGTAAAGCAGAATTAAAAGAATATTGCCTGAGGCGATTAGGTAGACCTGTTCTAGAAATTAACGTTGATGATGATCAAATTGATGATTTGATTGATGATGCTATTCAATTATTTAATGAGCGCCATTATAATGGTACTGAGAAAGTGTTTTTAAAACATCAGTTTACTGCTGATGATGAGACACGTTTCACTTCAAGTAATGAAACTCTCACAATTGGAACTACCGATTGGGAAACGAGAAATAATTATATTCCTATTCCAGATCATATTACTGGAATTAGTAAAGTATTTGGCATTAAGGGTAGTAATATTAGAAGTAATTTATTTGGATTAGAATATCAATTATTTTTAAACGATCTATATCAATTTGGATCTGTTGATATCTTGAGTTACTATATGACTAAATCATATTTAGAAACACTAGATATGGTTTTAAATAATGGCAATTTTATTCCATATAGATTTAATCAGAGACAAGACCGTCTGTATATTGACACTACAACTAAATTTGTAAAAGAAGGTGCGTATGTTATTATTGATTGTTGGAGAGTATTAGATCCTACATCATATACTCAAGTATACAATGATCCATTTTTAAAAAGATATTGCACTTCTTTAATTAAAAGACAATGGGGTCAAAATTTAATTAAGTTTCAAGGTGCTCAATTACCTGGAGGTATTACATTAAATGGTAGACAAATTTATGAAGATGCCGTAACAGAACTTAAAGAAATTGAAGCAGAGATTGCATCAACTTATGAAATTCCACCACTAGACATGATAGGGTAAATGGCAAAAAATACTTATTTTACTCATGGAACAAGAGAGGAGCAAATGCTCCAACAATCCCTTGTGGATGAGTTTATTAACATGTTTGGAATTACTACTAATTATATTCCAAGAAAATTAATTCGTCAAGATACAATTTTAAATGAAGAAATTATTTCTGAATTTGAAGATTCATTTACTCTAGAAGCATACCTTGAAAACTTTGAAGGATTTCAAGGTGCAGGAGATATTCTCACCAAGTTTGGAATTAGATCTACTGATGAAATTACTTTAGTAATTTCTAGACATCAGTTTGAAGATTTTGTTTCTCTTCCAATGCAGTTAGTGAATAATGTTCAACTTCCAGGAAGACCTGCAGAAGGAGATTTAATTTATTTCCCATTGTCTGATAATATATTTGAAGTTAAATTTGTAGAGCATGAAGCACCATTCTATCAATTTGGAAAATTATATACATACAAATTAAAATGTGAATTGTTTGAATACTCAAACGAGGTTACAGGTGATGGTATTTTTGATACACAAAAAGACGAAGGATTTATTGTCAAGTATTTTTATGAGCAAGCATCTCTTAGCGGAAGTCCTGAAGTTGGCGAACTAGTAACAGGTTCTCAAACTGGTCTAACTGCATATATTAATTCTTGGAATCCTAAGGAAAAATATGTTGAGTTAAGAGCACCTACTGGTAGTTCTGATCATGGAGAATTCAAAGTTGGAGAGAACCTTGTTGGCAGTAACAGTGGTTTTTCTATAAATATTTCTAACTTTGATGAACTTGATATGAAAGATAGCTTTGCTGATAACATTGAATTTGAAAAATTTGGTGATGGCATTTTGGACTTTACGGAAATCAACCCCTTTGGAGAATTTGGAAATAGGTAATTATGTTAGGAACTTATAATTATAATCAAGTCATTAGAAAATGTGTCATTGGATTTGGCACACTTTTTAATAACTTAGAGATTCGTAAATTTAATGAAGATGGATCAGTATATCAAAGGATGAAAGTTCCTTTAGCATATGGTCCTAGTCAAAAATTTATTGCTCGTATTACTGAGCAACCTGAACTTGGACGCCCAAATGCGATCACTCTACCCAGGATGTCATTTGAAATGACAGGTATGAGTTATGATCCATCAAGGAAACAGAGTCCAACACAATACTGTCTTACTAATGAGAATAGTGAAGGACTCAAGAAAACATATATTCCTGTTCCTTACAATTTAGAATTTGAATTAAATATTCTCAGTAAAACACAGGATGATTGTTTGCAAATTGTAGAACAAATTATACCATTCTTTCAACCTTCTTTTAACCTGTCTATTAGATTAGTAGAAGAGGCAAATATCATTAAAGACATTCCTATTGTAATGAATAGTATTAGTTTTAATGATGACTATGAAGGAAATTTTGATACAAGAAGAGCATTAATTTATACTGTTAGATTTACAGTTAAAACTTATGTCTATGGTCCTACTACAGATACAGGTTTGATTAAGAAAGCAATCACTAAAGAGTATACTTCTACAGATGTAACCTCACCTGGTAGGTATAGAGAATATGCAGTGACACCTAAAGCACTTGAAGATAAAAATAACGATAACGTCGTTAATGCTATTGATGATGCTTTACTTCTTTCTGGTGATGATTTTGGATTCAACGAAACTACCTCTTACTTTGAAGACCTATGAGTGTAAATTATGATGGCATTGAAAGTGCTCTAGATGTGCAGGCAGACGTTGTTCCTGCATCACAACCAAAACCAAAGAAAAAACCTGAGCGTGTTATTGACATTGATCATGATGTAAAAAAAGATTACGACTATACTAGGGGTCAACTATACGATGTCATCGAGAAGGGTCAGGAGGCGCTCTCAGGCATCTTAGACGTGGCAAATAATACCGACCACCCTAGAGCATATGAAGTTGCTGGACAGTTAGTTAAGAGTGTTTCAGACGCTGCTGAGAAATTAATTGAACTTCAAAAGAAAATGCAGGATCTTGAAGAAGGTCCAAAGTCCAAACAAAAAATAACTAACAACAATGCTTTGTTTGTTGGATCAACTGCAGAGTTATCCAAACTCATCAAGCAAGGTCTTTTGGATAATAAATAAATACAAAGCTTTATAACCATGGCAAGAGTACTTCAACCAAAATCAGCGTCTACTGCATTGTCAGACACACCAAGCACTGTGTCCAATGCTAATCGAGTTTTAATTCAACATAACCATGCTAGTGGAAACTCGCATGAAGTTATTTTAAAAAATGCTAATGGTGATGTTCTAGGCAGCATTCTGTGTCACCCAAGTGCAGATCAAATTATTGAAAAGTATAAAACAGATACTTTAGAAGTTGGTAGCACTATTACGGACGTTGCAGCAACGTCAGTCGGAGTTATCGGATGATAACATTCAAAGAATTTTGTACACAATTAGATGAGGCAGCATGGACAAAGAAATCTGGAAAGAACAGCGAAGGTGGACTCAACGAGAAGGGCAGGAAATCTTACGAGAAGGAGAACCCTGGCAGCGATCTGAAAGCACCAACGAAGAAGAAGGGAAACAAGAGAAGAAAATCCTTCTGTGCTCGGATGAGTGGAATGAAGAAAAAACTTACAAGTAAGAAAACTGCAAACGATCCAGATAGCAGGATCAATAAATCATTACGTAAATGGGATTGCTAATTTATGACTTCTAATGAAAAGATGAAAGTGTGCGAAGCATGTGAATTTTATAAAGAAGTAACCAAACAATGTAGATTAT